TTGATTGATGGATTGTATTCCCCTTCTTCGTCCCAATTTGGATACTCTCTGTCCACTGCAAATGGACCTTTCATAATTCCAGTTCCGAAAAGGGCCATCTCAAATGCTGTGGATCGAAGTTGTTTAGAGGCGTGTGCTTCCTCTAACTGATCCATAATTTTCTTTTCCATCTTTTTTGCCGCGATCATAGCAGGCTCAAAAGTTATTTGAGTGGCTGTTAAACCTTGCCCTTCAACTAATCCTTCTACCTCAGATAGCTTGTTTGTAAGTGGACCAAGATTTATTTCACGAAGAGTATCGGCAGTAGCCCCCGGAGGAAAATCACGACCATCTCCCTCAAATCCGTAGATAGAACCTCCTTGAACTGGGCCTCCCCCTGCAGATTTAGGTTGCATATCAAAATGAACTGCCTCAGTTACCCCTTCAGGCAAAGTTGTTGGTTCAATAGAAATAGGAAACTTTTGATTAGCAAATAGTACATCAACAATTTGACCATACGCCGCCAAAGTTTTTGTCTTTGTTACTTTAATAAATACACGAGACTTTTCAGCTTCAGTAAACTGTACATCTGGTCCATAAATACCACGATAATTACGATACGACTGTAGCCAACGCTCTTCATCCTGACGACGAGTATCTTCGGCTTTTTGTTGTCTTTCCATCACATAATCGATGAGACTTTTAAGTTCACTAGGCTCTTCGCTAGGTTCCTCTACATCACTTAGTGCAATTTGAACGTCTTCTTTTAAGCCGTCAAAGATATCATCTTCTTCCATAATTAATATCCAAATTTAATGTCTGCTGGAATAAAGCTAGACGGTTTTTGATGAGCAGGATCGTAATCCCATATTGAAAATCTTGGCCTGCTCATAATACCGTAGCGCAATGCATCGTATAGGTGATCTTCTGATTTAGTATTGATATCCTCTGGATTTCTTTTGTCTAGAGGTAGAGTAGGTATCTGAGCGATTATGTTTGTACAGGTATTAAAAAACTGTATTCTAGGCTCTTCGGTAAATTCATCTATCTGTAACCTACGATGCATTTCGTTTTTACCTGCAACACGAGAACCCGCAGATCTATCAGATGGTCTCCATCGGCATCCCTTCTGGATCATCTGTTCTGCTAAAGACGGTCCCGTGTCACCACGCTTATGCCAACAGGAGCTATCTAGTACTCCGTACTTAATATTCCCATCACCCTGTTCAAGCTCCATGACCATATCTGCAAGATCAGTTGCCAAAACTTTACTAACGTATAACTCACGATACACATAAAGCTGTTCGCTAGGTGATACAGCAAACCAAACAACAGCAGAGTAAGAACCATAACCGTAATCGCAGGCACGGAACTTAACCCAATTACGAGGTATATCAAAAGCATCAACAACGTGAATTTGTCTGTTAAACTCAGGAAACGCCGCACCTTCAGCAACATCCCAATTACCTTCTAATAACTGTTTACGTTGATGTTCAGGAAGTGATAAAAGCATTGCCTCATAATCGCCCTGCTCGTACAAATGGGGATTATCTTTTAGCATTGCAGGTATAAATCTGCGCTTAAAAAGTGGTTCACCAGCTTTGGAATGCCCCGAAGGGTAACATAAAATCTTGCCGCTTTCAACGTCTGTTGCGTAAAACGAATTGCCCGGAGGTGCTGGATCAATAAACATTTTCTTGACCCAAGAATGTCCCGGACCACCGGGGTTTGTTGTTGCTCGCATGTAAGTAGGCAAATCAGTTGCTGTGCTACGCAAACGAGAACGCATATAATCCCAAGCAAACGATGTATGCCATTGTGTCAATTCATCAAAGCCAATCCAACTAAAAGCCTGACCTTGGTATCGTAATACGTCTTCGTCTCGATCTAGATAAGAAAACCAAAGCCTTGCGCCTGAAGGGGCAGTCCATTGCATCTTTCTCTCTGACCATTTTATTCCCGGCCAAATTTTTGGATACATCTCTTGAGACTTCCAAACAAGCTCCCTCAGTTCTTCATTTGTATGACGTAGTAACAATCCACTGAAGGATGGATGCCCCATAAATCGTAATGGGTCAGCCAACATCGCATAAGACTTGCCACCACCAGCGGCACCCCCGTACAAAACCTCCCTTTCGCCTGATGCTAAAAATTCAGTTTGTGGTCCCGCATTTGGCTTGAAGATTACATTATGTTCTTCTTCGGGACGAATTGGTTCAAACTCAGGCTTAGCTTGTGGGTTTTCTCTAATCTCAATCTTAGGCTGAGATTTGAGACTTCCTTGCGCCGAGCCTCGTGCGTTCGATTTCCTCCGCTTTGGAGATCGCCGTCTTGTACCTTTCGGCCCACTGGCGGAGAGTTGCGCTTCGTCTTTTGTTGGATTGCTCATTTTCTATACGTTTCTTCAATCCCATGTGAGAAATACTACGGCCAGTTTGTTTGGTTAGCCAATTAGATACTTCTCTGTAGCTATATTGCTGTAAATACTCTTTTGCTTTTTCTAAAGCCCTAAGTTCTCTAGGGATTGGTTGCAATATATCATTGTCTTCTGGATCTTCTTTATATCCAAACGGAATAGTTCTTGCTATTCGTGGTATTGGTAAGAAGTCCTCATCTTCAATTACATCTTCGGGTTGTGCTAGTATCCACTTACCCGCTGACCTATCAGTTGTCATCCTCAGTGCGTTTCGGTGGAAGAATCATCACACCGCCTGTTGCTTCAACTTGTACCTTAATAATGCCAACACGGTCCATTACTTCTTTGGCCGCTTGCATCTTTTCTTTAATACCCATTTCAGTTGGGTCCACTAACGCACCAACCATAGCCATTGCCGCTCTAGGCGCATTACCGGCGAGGTACATGTTAGTACGTTCCATGATTTCATCTTTTAGTGAATTGACAATGCTTGCAGTGTGTTGTGTAGGTGAGTAGCCTGCTAGTTTTTTAGCTTCTACAACATTGCCACGTGCCTCTTCAAAAAGTACGTCTAAAAACTTTTGTTGTTTCTCTGTTAACTTCCGCATTATCTATACTTCTTGCTTTTCCGTTTTGTGCCATCCGCTCTTGCTATTAAACCTCTAGCTTTAGCAGATGCCCGTTCTGTAAATCCTAATTTCTTACCGCTTTTAATTTTAGCGCGTAATGTAGATAACTTAGGCTTTGGCATCTCGTTGCTTTCTCAGTTGCTCTTTTGCTTTTTTAGCTAGTCTAGCTTGTTCATGTTTTCCAGCAACTTTAGCCCGTTGCTCTAGCACAGTTAATATTTGTATTTTTCTAGCATACGGCTTATTAATTTTTTTTACCTTAGCTATGGTTCTTTTAGCATCAGCCACAGTAGCAAAAGCAATGGACACGGTATCTTTAGGATTTTCATCCGTATATAATCTTCGCCCACTACCTTTCGGTTTTTTACCTGTTCCTTTTGCTGGATCTTTTTTTGATGCCACTTAAAACTCCAGATAAAGTTCTTGCCTGACCGGCATGTGCTTTCGATGCCTTCTTCAAACTTTTCATTACTTTTTTTATTTTAGCTGTGCTTCTTTTGTTGACTGCCATTTAACGATACCTTGCTGTCTTCTTAGCTATCTTTTTAGGCTGTTTCGCAAACTGTTTGCCCGACGCTTTTGCTTTCCGTTTGGCTTTCGTAGTTGCGGCATATTCTTTGGACGAGAGCGCACGGATAGCCGCTGATGGCAGATAACGCTCCCCAGTGGCCTTTGGTCCTTGCGTTGAAGGCTTTCCTGATTTCGTGCGCCACTTCTGCTTTGTCCAATCCTTTAAGCTCTTTTGGGACTTCTTGAGTGCCATTAGTTTCTGTAACCTCCTCCTGCTTTCTTATAGGAGGCGGCGAGCATTTGGGCTTTCCTAGCACTCCATTGACCGGGTGCTCCACCTTTTCCGCCAGCTTTGATACGGTTAAATATCCGTTTCCGTAGGCCGGGTTTGGTATAATTGCCAGCTTCATTGACTCTACTCTTGGGTTTGCCTCCCTTTGCCAATTTATTAACAGGAGGTTTTGTTTTACCAGCTTTGGATAAAGCAATCGCTACAGCTTGTTTTTGAGGCTTGCCACGTTTCATCTCGCTTTTAATGTTACGAGATATAGTTTTTTGTGACTTACCTTTTTTAAGCGGCATCGCTATTTTCCTCTTCTTTTCTGCTATCCCAGTATCCTATGCCATAATCGTGTGTTATCTCTTCTCCCGCTTGAATATCGCGTAAAGCAAAAAAGCGAACAAAGTCCACTTCATTTTCTTCGATAGTCCATTCAGCATTTGGGTTATCAGAGTGATTATAGAGCATGGCATAGCCTAGTGGTGCGAGTAAACAATCTTCATCTTCATAGGGAGTGCCAAACAAGTAATCTTGTAAGATGCTGGTATCTTCGATCTGCCCCTCGTCTAGTATGACGTAGGGACACATCTCTACTGTTTCATCTTTTTTGATTACGGATGTCGCAAAAACTCCATATCCATGAAGATCAGATTTTTTTACGGTAATGTTTAACAAGAAGATTACTTCTTCTTTTTAGACATGCCGCCACGCATCATCTTCTTCTTAGCCATTTTAGCCATGCCGCCACCGGCCATTTTCTTCTTCTTAGCCATTTTAGCCATGCCACCACCCATCATTTTCTTTTTCATGGGCATACCACCGCCACGCATCATTTTCTTTTTAGCCATTTTGGCCTTGCCGTTATGTCCGGGCATCTCGTAATCTCCTTCGTTCAACTACTAGGCTGTTGTATGTATCTTCTGGAAAGTTAGCGTAGTAACCACTTTTTTCCAGACTTAATGCCGCATCATCTAGAATAGATAGACGTTGAACAAAGACCATAGCGTAATCGAGTTCTGAGTCCTCTAAACACTCTACTTCTTCTAGAAAATGCAACCCTGCTTCAGAAGGACTGTAGTCTGGATGAAATAACATTAAATGTAAGTCGGTTCCAGTAACTGACAATGCTTCATTAATACCATCACAAAAGCCATCGAGATATTCCATTTCTGGATACTCTTCATCAGCCCAGATGACAATATCGAAATCGTGCGTATCGTATTGTTTTATTTGTTGTATCAGGCCATCAAGACCTGTGTTCACAGAAAACGTAACTTTGTTTTCTAGCCATGCCTTCTTTGCATACGGGCAAGGCGGTAATCCATTTAGTTTTTCACACGGAACCTCTAAGAACTCGTGTGACCACTTTCGTATCTCATCTTCGATATCAGACATCAAAGCCCATTTTACGAACTGCTTGTCTTCCCTTCGGAGATTTAGCTAATGCTTTTAGTCCGGGATTTGGCAAGTTATCTACGACAGCACCGCCACCCACGTACATGTGCGGAGTTCTTTTACCTCCAGCCATGCCACCTTCTTGCATTTTTGGATTAGCTAATGCGCCTTTAGTCCTTTCAAGATTTTTTCTAGCGGCATCTAGTCTGCCCTGTAATTGGTCTGCAGAACTAGGGTTGTCACGAATGCGAGCTTCCAACATTAAAACTTCTGTTTCGTAGTCATTCATTTCTCTTTCCAACCTAGCTTTTAATTCTGCTCCGATCTCTTCTGGAGTTTGATGCTCTGCCATTATTTAATCCTTTTTACTTCGCTAATTTTGTGGTGTATTTTTTGCCGTTCCAAGTAAATGTTTTAGCACCCTTGTTACGAAAATGTCGGAATGCTTCTTTAAAAGATACGCCACCTCTAGACACACCTACATTGTAATTTTTTGTCTTAGGAGACTTAGTGGCTTCTTTTTGTTTCTTTTTATTTTCCGCCTCTGCTTTACGCTTAATAATTGCAGATACTTCAGCTTCACTTTTGCCCTTATACAAACTTCCGTCACCTAGTTTTTCTGCGGAGAGAAGACCTAGCACTCCTGTAGCGCGAGCAAGTTTTTTAGCCAGTTTTAATCCATCCGCCGATGTTTTTGTAATATTAGAAAGTGTTCCTTTCGGTGCTGGCCTCTGCGGTCCACGAGTATTCTTTTTACGGTCTTCTGTACGAAGTTCCGCATCTTTGCGGTTTTTGGCATCTTGTGCTGGAGAAATCATCATATCACGAACACGTTTAGGGATATTTTTTTCCGCAATACGGCGAGCTTGCACTCTAGAGCGACGAGTTCCAGCAGGAGATTTTTTAGCAGACTCTCTCAACCTTTTACGGGCTTCGGACCTTTTTTCTGCTTCTTTTTCTAATTTAGTTAGCTCTTCTTTAGAAAGCTCAACATTTAATTTCTTACGTTTCTGCTGGCCTCTAGTTGCCATAGTGATTAACTCCTTGGATTCCTTTTGCCTGCAGTCTTTGTGCGAGCAAAAGATCTGTTAGCACTTTTAGGTTTAGCAACCAATTTTTTATTATTCATCGGATTGCCAGTTGAATGATGCACATCTTTGCCATCACCTTTGCGTACAAGACCGGCCTTAGCCATCTTTTTACGTGCGGCATTGCGAGATGACCTACGTTTTTTCTGCTCTGGAGTACCTTGATAATTATCGTACTCTTTGCGGTAGTTACGCTTGTATCCCGGTGAAGAAGGCATTTACATTACCACTTTGTGCACGACCAGTATCTGGCTGTGAATTTATCTGTTGCTGTATCACATTTGTGACGAGCACGAAATGACTTACGTCTTTCTGGGTTATCCTTCTTGATCTCCATATTCGGATCACCAAAACGGATTATTTTAATCTGATCACCTTTCTTGGCGAGCACGGCAAACTTCTTATTAGCACCGGGAGTGCGCTTAGGCTTGTTAAATCCAGCAAATGTTTCCCCACGGTACTTAATACGACCGGAAGGTAACCTTTCTACGTCTTTAACTGTCGCCACTATCGCACCAAATGTCTGTTTTATTGACCTCAGTTGACTGATTTGTATCAGACCAACCAGCTTCTTTCATGTATTCTTCTACTTGTAACAACGAAAGCTCACAATCAAAGCGAGCTTCTAGTGCCTCCCGCACGAAAAATACATCTGAATGCGGTATGTGGATGCTACTGAGGGGAGTATTGTTACGGATACAGTCGTAGACTTTCTCTACGAGTCCTTCACGAGTACGCATAGTTATACTTCTAAATTTATAATTGTCAAGATATTTATTATGGGCAGTTACGGATGTACCACCCGGAGTGTTTATTGGATTTTAACACGGATCTCCTTGCTACGCAAGGGTTCATTTAAAAATGTACAGACTCTTACATATAATATGTTCATTTAAATGGGCATTTGTAAGTGAGTTTTACAAGAATTTTTAAGAATCTTTGTAAATGGGGGCACATTATATGTTATGTCGCTACGCTCCGTAGTTATATGTAAAATAAAATCCATGTCAAGGCATTTTTAGTGTAGTCATCATAGTATTACACTATGTATGCCATAGGTTTCTGCAATATTCTAGTGTGTCATTATACGTGTATCCGCCAAAAGT